TCTACCTCTTGTGTTTGCAGTCAACTACAAAACGTAGTTGACTTGCTATTGTTTTACCTATCTTTTAAGCTGCCTTACTGTTTTCAAGCAATTTGTTAATCTCTTTTACTACTTTACTATCCTTGCCGTAATAATATTCAAAGTAACTAATACCTTTTTCAGCAAAGTAAGAGCGTTCATCATAAGAGCCGTCAGCTAGTAACTGATATGCTTCAAGTTTGTATGTAAAGTCCATACCGCAACCTCCGAAAGACAAAAGCTGTAAGTCTTCATCTTCAGTTTGTATTTCAAAAGGTATGAATCCGCAAAGGTAGGCAATTTCTTCATCGTATATACGAGGCTCATATACATAGTTATACATTAAACAGTCAGCTTCTAAAAAGTCTTTAGCTTCATAATAAAGCACATCGTACTTATCCTGTACATAATCCAAAAAGCTGTCGTATTTATTTGTGTTGTATTTAAGTTTAATGTCGTAACCATCCTTTAAATTATTTTCAAGAATGAAATCTGGAATAATCAGTTCTGTTTTACCATCGTCAAATCTCTTGTTTAACTCAAATCTCGGTAAGTAATGTTGTTTATAAAAAGGTTCAATGTGTATTCCGGAGAATTGTTTTGTTAATGTCATAATTTTATCTCTCTTTAATTGTTGATTGTATTTGACTTTACTTCTACAAGAAAAGGTTGCACATAAATTTCTTGTTAAGTCTGTTATATAATAGTTTTTAATTGTTGTCAATAGGTATTTTTATTAAATTTAAAAATATTTTTATGTGAATAATTAAATAATAATTAATCTATTAATATTTGTATTAACTAATTTATTAATAATTGTTTAATTAATTATTTTTTATATTAATTATTTTATTTTAAAAAATGTTAAAAAGATGGTATTTATGGTATTGATGGTATTATTTTTTACAAAAGATGGTATTGGATGGTATTGGATGGTATTGGATGGCGAGCCTTTTATCACCTGCGTATAATACCATTAATACCATCTTTCTACGTACACATAAGAGAAAATAAAAATAATAAATGAGATTTTCTTCTTGTATACGTACGTGAGAAAAAAATGCAAAAGTTGGTATTTATGGTATTTTCCCCTGTGTCTATAAGGGTTTATAGATGGTATTGGATGGTATTGGATGGTATTGGATGGTATGCCTATTTTTTAGGCAGTGGATAACTTTGTGGATAACTTTTTATGAGTTAAGTTTTATCTGTGAATCATACGATTTCTTTTGTGGATATGTCAACAGTTAATTTTTGAATTATCAGAAATATTTTTTAGTTTTTTGTTTATGAATAATTTTATAACTTGATTTTGATTATAAATCACAGAAGTTTAAACAATAAATACAGTTTTTAGACATTTTAAGCTACCATAGGAGCGTAATTTTAAATTTAATAGGGAAACTATCATTAAAAATAAACTTACGCTCCTATGGTGGCTTAAAACTCGTTATTCTAATATTTAGGTAAATTTGACAATAATGTGAAAATTTGTTATATTAAGTCGCTATATGAATTATTTTATTGTAAAAATTGGATTAATTTTATGTTATTAAATGATAAAACAGATAGAAGGATAAATTTAGATTTGCAAAAACCAATGTTTGAAGAAAAAACTATACTTGAGAGAATAGCTGAATTAGAAAATAGATTGGTAAATATTGAACTTGAAAATACAACATTAAAAACCAATATAAAAATACTTTTTGAAATAATCGGCACTGAAAAAGCAATACAAAGAAGACCTGCTTTTGATGATTATAAAGAACAGACGTTTAAATGATTAAAATCAACATATCTCAAAACCATATAAACAAATATACTTCTACTGAAGATATAAAATTTAAAAAGGTCTATGATGAGTGGGATAGGATAAATTCTAATGCTGATCGTAGAATATTTATTATCAACGATGATGCTTTTGATAAATTCAAAATAAAGCAACAACAACTGAAAAAGAAGAAATTAGTTGAAGATTTAGAATATATAAAACAATATGGTTATATTGGTTGTGTTGGATTAGCTGGTAGATTATGATAAATGTCAGAGATTGAATTTGAATTAACAAAATGTAATAATCAGTTAAAACATCATAAAAATGAAATTGACGTTTTAAAAGAAAATCAAAAAAGGTTAGAACTAGGTTTTAAACGTATTTCAAATATACTTTATGTTCAAAAAGAAGAGTTTTCTAGTTTAATGAGTAAAAATGCAAAATTACAAGAAAAAATAAGTAAGAAAATAGAGAAAAAAGAACTTTCTTGCATGCAGGAAGCAGAGTTTACAGATGAAAATATTGCTAAAGTTCAAGAAATGGCTATTTGTATGACTAAAGAGCAAATAGCCAGACGATTCAATATGTCTTTACAAACATACATTAATAGAGAAGAAAAAATACCTGAGTTAAAAGCTGCTTTTGAAATAGGACAAGGTACTTTTATGGCGGAAGTATCAAACATGTTAGTTCAAAATATAAGGTCGGGTTGTAAAGCAAGTTTATTCTATTATTTGAATAATAGAATGAAAATGAAAAAAGAAGATGAAGCAACCAATATCACAATAACACAGGAATTCTTGAATAAACCATTAAAAATTATTAATAGTGATGGTAATTATGAAGAAGAATTAATGGATAAATATCATAAGAAAATAATGTCTATTTCTGTTGTAAAAAACAATCCTTTAGAAGATGAATAAATTTGATATTTACAATTTAGAACCTTGGGAAAATAACCTTTACAAACCTATATCATATAAAGTTTTACATGGTGGGCGTATGTCCATGAAATCAACCTCTGTTGTAAAAGCACATTTGCGACTATCTTTCAATAAAGAATTATTGGGGCGAAAAATAGTAGCTGGTAGAGAGTATTTAGGTGATATTAAGGACAGTGTTCATGCTTTGTACATGAGAGTAATTGACGGAGTAGAAGAATATAGAAATTTCTTTCACATCACAGATACATACATTGTAAATAAATTAACAGGTGTCGAAATACTTTTTAAAGGTATACGAGATTATCGTACATCTGGTATAAAATCAGTTGAGAATATCGGTATTTTGTGGCTTGAAGAGGGATCGTTCATTAGTAAATATGCTTGGGATATAGTAGACAATACACTTAGAGAACAAGGTTGTGAATTATGGGTTACAATGAATCCTGAAAATGAAACTGACTTTTTATATCAAGAGTTTATTGTAAATGGCAAAAAGAAATATGGTGAAGATTTATTTATCAAACAATTGAACTGGTATAACAACCCACATTTAAGCAGTGATGCTATAGCTAAAATTGTTAGAATGCGAGAAAACGATTTTAATACTTATATGCACGTTTACGGAGGTGAATGTTTAATAAATACAGAGAGACACGTATTTAAAAAAGATTTCTTTGTAATACAGGAATTTGAAGAACCACAAGGAATATTTCCTTATTATGGGCTTGATTTTGGTTGGACGGATGCAAGTGCTGGAATTAGGTGTTATATTCAAGATGAAAATCTTTATGTAACACATGAATTTAAAAAATCACATATAAGCGTTGATTGTCTTGGTGAAGAATTGGAAAAAGTACTTAAGGATTATAAGAAAAAAGGAAAATACATAATAACGGCAGATAGTTCAAGCCCTGATTTGATTGATTTACTTAATAAATATGAATATCCTTGCAAACCTGCAATTAAAGGTAGAGGGTCAATTGAAGCAGGTATTACTTACATAAAAACATTTAAAAAATGTTATGTTCATCCTAGATGCCAAGAGTTTCTAAAAGAAGTTTATAATCTTAAATACAAAACTGATAAACATAGTGGTCAGATAAAAGATGAAATTGAGGATAAAAACAATCATTTAGTAGATTGTTTTCGTTATAGTCTTGAGGATTGTATGAAGAACAGATACAATGTTGATTTCAAATATAAAAATATTGTTGATAATACAATCTGGGTATAATTGTGGATACAAATACACTAAGGATATTTTCTTTTTGTGGTGGTGGCACTAAGGGTTACGGCTCTAATCGTTTTATGCAAAAATTTCTGCATCAATGGGGAATACCGCAAGATGATTTCTGGAAATATATAGATGTTATGTGCGGAACAAGCATTGGCGCAATCCTTGCTTCTGGTTATTCTTTCGGTAAAACTCCCGATTATATGGAAAGCTTTTTCTTAAATGATGCAAAAAGAGTATTTACCATTAGAACGGCAACGGATGTAGCAACTGGTAGTCATAACGCAAGTGAGGATTCAAACAGGCCTAATCTGGCTCAAAAAGCATTCATGTTTGCTACTGATGATGCTTTTTACAAATCAGCTTACGAAGATTCGAATTATGGACATAATATACTCCAGCAGGTTCTTGTAGATAATTTTGGCACAAATACCCTAGCTAATTTAAAGACTCCTATTGTTATACCTGCTTATGAGGAGGATACTAGCAAATATGTTGTATTTTCCAATTTTAATGATCCTGCATATTTTATCGGAAATACTGAAACTATAGTTAATGTCTGTAGGGCTTCTTCTGCTGCTCCTGTTTATTTACCAGCTCATAATTTTAATGGACATTATTATAGTGATGGAGGAGTTTATGCTAATGATGCAATCCTAGCAGCAATTAATGTAGGATTGAGCGTAAAACCAAATGCTACTAGAATTGTTATAGTTGACGTTGGCACTGGTATAGGAAACATGAGTTTTGATGGAGCTGCAACGGCTACAACTGATTTAGAACATTTAGCAGTTAGAGCATTTAAAGTTATGAATGTGGCAATGACAGGAGCTGAAGAATGGAGTAGATATTTTTTAGATTATCTAGCCAATAGGACTACTAATTTAACTAATCAAGCTATTATAGATTTATATTATTATAAATTCCAACCAAAATTTCCTGAAGATTTTTCTAACGAACTTGATAATAGCACGCCAGCTTGGTTTGCTCAGTTAGCTAATTTAATTGATACTCATTATTCGAATGAAAGCGATAAAATCTCAAGTATATTAGCTAGGTTACTAGCATGAAATATGAACAATTATATAATTTTATTTCACCTGTAACTGGTAAATTACCGATAGATAAAGGTTATATATTACTTGGAGATAAAAGCGGAAAATCTTTCAAGTCGCCAGTATTAATTGATATACGCCAAGATATTATTGATTTAAAAAGACAAATAGGAAATTTCCAAGAATTAAAAAAACTAGACCATAACCGAATATGGATAGGTGATTATTATAATGAACCTGTCCCACAATTACATATAGGTATTATAAATCTACCTCCTTTAGCTGAGGCAGTATTTCCAAATCCTATAAGTGGATTAACAGGAGATTTTAGGATTCCAAACCCTACTTTTGATTATTTATCTGCTTTTGACTGGGTAATGTCTGGACCATTCTTACCTCAGATTTACGCTACTAAGTATGATACATTCGGAAATCCAATAGGAACTGATATCTCTTCATCTTTAGCGATGACACAGGTAAGAGCGGCGCAAATAATGAAGCGTTTTGATAATGCCAATTTTATTGTCGGTAGCTCTGTTGTAGATTTTGAATGGGAAAATCCCAAAATGGCACTTATACCAGAACCATTAAAACAATTATATGGTCTTGGAACGACATATACCTTTACTAAGGCACAATCTCTTGGAGCATTAGAGAGCGGATTACTGAAAAATACTGTAAATAATGGAAAAGGTACATTATCCAAAGCTATTTCAGGTGAGGATTATGTTAATACTGCTGATATTCCTATTGGCAAATTAGTTGTACTAGACCCATTATATCCTCTTTCTGGACACAAATTAATTGCTCCGACAGATTTTAGCACAAGAGGGAATACTGCTAATGAATTCGGTTATCCAGTCGTAGATACAATTAATGTTTTAACGGGAATAGCAAGTAAATTTGAAAAATTAGCCATAACAAGTATAGAAAATAATGCTTTAATTAAAAGTAATAATGGTGAACTTGTTAAAGCGGTTGCTGGAACTGATTATGTTATTCCATCAGTAATTACTGATATTCTAGAAACCCTTAATGCTACTGCTTCAGTTGTTAAAAATATTATAGGTGTAGAAAGTGCTGTTAATATTAAAGATGTTACTGGATCGCAGGCGACAGCATTAACTACAGCAGTAAAAAATGCAGTAGGTTTGGCTGAAAGTGCGGAAATCACTGAATTATCAGTTGAAGCCGCAGATTTAATAACAAATAAATCTGCTTTAGTGGAGATAGAGGCTCAAATAGCTGCGTTAGCTGGCGTGCAGACTATTACAACACTGGGTACAATATTAGGATTTTTAGGGCTAGCTGCTTCTGGTAAAGCTTATGGTGATTATATTAGAGGTCAAAGTTTAAATATAAAAAATACTTATAAATCTGCTGATTTGAATGATGAGGGTCATAATGCCGTTGGTGATTTTGAATTTAGATATCCTTCAGGATATAGTTCAGATGATAGGGGTTATAGTACATTATGGTTTGACTCAAAAGGAAGAGATAATAATCATAATTCAAGTGCGGGATTACGTTTATTTGCTTGGGATAGTGGAGGGGATCATCTTGGATTTGATGCAGAGATTGCACCACTTCATATAGGGCTTTTTGGATATCAGAATAAATATAATATATCACCTATACCTAATCCTACTCCAGTATATAAAGGATTTATATTTGAAATACCAGAATTTCATAATGAAGATAGTGGAGATGATTATTATAGATTTCCTAAAAAATTTGGTCTTTATGATGTGAAGAAAACAATTAGTACATTTTTTACGCAAAAATGGGGATGGGATACAAAGGATACTATTTTTGAATATGATTATAATACATTTAATATACATAAAAATGTAAAAATATTAAGTAATGGAGCAATAAAAATTCCAGTAGGCACTACTTTAGAAAGACCTAGCAATTCCGAAATAGGAATGTTAAGATACAACATAGAAATTTAAATAACCTTGCGAGTGATTTATGGCACAATTACCTTTACCTGTTGGCAAACAAGAATTTCACGACGGCAATAACTGGTTTTCATTAGCTAGTGAAAACTGGGTTTTAAACACTATAGCAAATATACCTCCATGTCTTGTAGCATCAACAGCTAATTTAACGGCTACTTATGCTAATGGTACTAGTGGAGTTGGAGCTACTTTAACTAATTCAGGTACACAAGCAGCACTTATTATTGATGGTGTTACTTTAGCAGTAGGTAACAGGGTTCTAGTTAAAAATCAGGCAACAGCTTTGCAAAACGGAATATATACAGTAACAAATATAGGTTCAGCTAGCACAAACTGGATACTAACTCGTGCTACTGATTTTGATTCAGCAATGCAAATGACTAGAGGCAATGTCATTCATGCTATTAGTGGCACTATAAACGCTATAACAATTTGGATGTTAACCTCGATTGTTACAACTGTAGGTACTGATTCTTTAATTTTTGCAAATTTAATACAAAATAGTATTACAAATGTTTTAGGAACTTCAAACCAAATTACAGTTACTGTTTCAAATGGTGTAGCTACTGTAAGTATTGCCAGTGACCCTGTTTTTTCGGGAACGGGTTCAATAACTATTCCAGCTGGAACAACTGCTCAAAGACCAAACGTTTTAGTTGCAGGAATGCTTAGATTTAATACCTCACTTTAGTAATATAAAATGAAACTAGAGTTTCCTTATTTTGATGGAACAAATTGGAATTGGTATCAAGTAGCTACTGAAAGTTTTGTTAACGCTAAAATATTTAATATCAATTCAAATACTAGCGGTCAGTTAAATATTAGTCGTTTAAATAATTATCCCAATTCAACAAACGCTTTTTTAAGAGGAGACGGCACTTGGACATTACCGTTAATAAATAATTTAAGTATTAATGGTGATGTTTCGCTAGGAATATATAATTTATATACTTCTGGAAATTTAGGGGCAATTGGTGTTTTGTATGCTAATAGTTTTTCTTCTTATAATACTGGAAATATTAATGTTATTTCTCCAATGAATTTTAATTCTAATAGAATTACAAATCTTCCAGATCCAATAAATATTCAAGATCCATTGACTTTAAATTATTTTAATAACAATAATAATCTTAAAGCCACACAAACACTTACTTCCGCAAGTGTATCATTTAATTGGCCACTAGGCACTGGGGTTTATACCACTTATTTTAATCACTATTTACTTGATACTTCTCCTCTTACAGCATCTTCTCCAAGTTTTTTTGAAACTATTCAATCAGGAACTGGATCAACTAAAAGATATTGGCAAATACAATTTTCTCCAGGCACTTCAAATTTACCAACTGGTAGTTTTTCGCTATGGTATCAACATAATAGTTTTACTGGGTCTTATGCGAATGGATTTTCTCCTTTTAGCCTTGATTATAACAATTCATCAAGTACTCCTTCATTTATTGCTAATTTTTCTGGAAGTTTAATAACATCCTTATCGATAACAACTTTATCTGGGGGTATTATTACAGCTAAAATTAATAGTTATAATAGCAATAATACTATTGATATGAGCAGCAACACTCTTATTAATATATTAAATGGTGTAAATGCAAATGATGCGGTTAATGTTAGCCAATTAACCTCTAACATTACCAATACTGTTTTTTTAGGCACAGGGGCAATAACTTTAGTAAAAGGAACTACAGCACAACGGCCAACTGGAGTTAACGGAATGATTCGGTGGAATAGTACCCTTTCACAATATGAGGGTTATACAGGTAGTGCATGGGTAAGTTTTTTTACAGCAACAGCAACAGCATATTCAGAGCTTCAAGGTTTATCTGTTCTTAACACTACTGGATTGATAGCAAGAACAGCCTCTGGAACATATACTAGCAGAACATTAACAACTACAACTGGTACTAACTCTATTTCTATTACCAATGGTTCTGGTGTATCTGGGAATCCTCAAATAAGTTTGTCTAGTACAGCGGGAATAAATACTACTGGCAATATTGGTTGTGGTGATGTTATTGCAACTGGAGAGATTACTGCGCCAAATGTCAACACCAATGCACTAGCTCCATCAACTAATTCAACTATCACTACTGGGGCATTAAGTATTGCCGCTGGAGTAAACGCTACGTTTAACTATGGTTATTTAAATAGCGGTGGTAATACAGGAACTGCTGGTGGTACTAATACCTATAGTGTTCTAGCAACTTATAGAATAAAAGCTAGTGAATTTAATGCCGTTTCATCAATAAAGAAAAAACATGTTTTGGATGATGGGGTAGAAGTAGAAACAGAAGTAATTAATATTATAAAAAATACTGAGTTTTTTAAATATGAATATATAGATCAAATAACTGAAAAAGGTATTAGATATGGAATTATTGCTGAGGAATTAGCGAAGACTTTACCTGATTATGTAGACTACGATAATATGGAATATATCCCAAATATTATGCAAAAAGGAAAATTGACCCAAATAGCAGGCGGGATAAACAACTGTAAATATATTTTAAAATTAAAAGATAAAATAAAAATTTCTAATGAAGCTAAAAAGTTGAAACTTGTAGATGAAAATAATAAAGTAATTGAAGCGTTGATTTTAAATGTAATTAACGAAAAAACATTAGAAATAAAAACAGAAGATCGTATAAACAGAATG